CACCATTAAGTCAAGCTAATGACAAAAACTTTTTTATCCTCCTGCCCTTTCTAATACGCTGTTTCCACCCTTCAGGAAGTCCTGAACAGCATATTCAATCTCAATCCGATGGTCGTGAAAGACCGTCACTTTTTTTATGACTTTTTCTGCTATTGCCTGTGTCAGGGATTCAGCGGACATGACCTCATGTCGTATTGCTTCGGTCTCCATGTTCTCCTGAGCTTCCTGCTGTCTTGTGGCAATCATACGCATGGTACTCTGGATCTGCTGCAATTCATCATCACAACTTTGCTTTTCAGTCATGTAGGCATCCTGATCCAGCTCCTCCGACACGAATCTCTCATATAGTTCCCGCTTGTGATGCCGCATAAATTGAAGTTGCTTCTCCAACTCTATCTGCTGTTGCGCCTGCAGATGAATATCATCGGCACCGGCAGTTGTACCCAGTGTTGCTTCCATATGGCAACGAATAGAATCAAACACAATCCGTTCCAATTCATCCGCCCGGATGGAGAGCCCATTACAGCCGAGATCATCATAGCCTTTCATATATCGGCAGACAAACCAGCGATTATTCGCACGGCTCATGGCATGGCCGCAGTATCCACAATAAACAATGCCTCGCAACGGATATTGCCTTGGCTTCTTTTGGGGCAATGAAAACCGTCTGAGCTTTTTGTTGGCCTCCTCAAACAGTTCTCTGCTGACAACCGGCTCATGATGATCAGGCAGGATAAACCATTCACTCCGGTCTTTTTTTCGTATATGGTCACTGCCAATCTCTCTAACAGCTGCACGCCCCTGAATATAGGTGCCGATATACTGTTCATCTGCAAGCATCCGCAGGATCGTTGTATTTGACCAGATACCAACGGAACGGGAGACATCATGATGGGGCTTTCCCCGGATGGCGCGAAGCTGTCCCGGCGTAGGTATGCTTTGCGCGTATAATTTGCGGGAAATCTCAGCCGCACCATATCCTTCCGCAGCCCAGGTGAAAATCTGACGGACAATCGGCGCGGTTTCTTCATCCGGCACAAGCCTTCCATCCTTTCCTTTCTGATAACCATAACAACAGACAACGCTCTGATACTCACCCCGCCGCATTTTGGCGTACTTGGCACTCTTTGACTTCATGGACATATCCCGGCTATAAGCTTCATTGATCAGATACTTGAATGCCACATCAATCCCGCCGGTATCGCCTTTGTAATCCGCCGAATCAAAATTATCGCTGACGGAAATAAAGCGAGTGTGATACAGGGGAAATACCTTTTCAATGAAGTATCCCGTTTCGATGCTATTACGCCCAAAACGGGAAAAATCCTTCACCAGAATACAGGCCACTTTTCCTGTCTGCACAAGACTTAGCAGCTCCTGCATGGCAGGTCGCTCAAAGTTTGTTCCTGTGTGGCCGTTATCTATGAATTCTCTGATTACAGCACGATCTCTGCCGGACAGCGATAGAGCCTTTTCCCGCAGGATCATCTGCTGATTTTCAATGCTCATGCTGTCATATTTGCTGTCTTCTAGAGAAAGACGGATGTACAGGGCAATAATTCCATCTTTCAAGGTTTTCTCACCTCCACAAAAGTATCGGTGAAGCTATATGACACAGTGACATGATGTTCATGGTCGATCTCAATCTGCTCAATCAGCCGTCCGATCAGATCAGCAGTCAACTCACGTTGCGTGGAGAGGTATTCTGCGTCGGACTTCAGTCCGGCGCTTTTTTCTGATTTTTCCTGCAATTGTGCCTGTTGCTTCGTCAGCGTTTCGATCTCACCAACAAGCGAGGATACCTTTGCATCATAATCATCCTTCATAGACTGGTATTCTTCCTGAGTGATCAGATGCTGTACAAGGTGTTCAAACAGTCCCCGCAGGAATTTTCGGTTCCTCTCCAATTCCTGATGTTTTGAAGAAATTTCCTTGCGGATGACTTCCCCTATATCCTGGGATGCCGCCTTTTTCAGCTCGGAGACGGATTTGCCAAGCTCCAGATTGATTGCACGGATGAGAAGTTCAGTCACAATAGCTCTCAGTTCCTGTTCTTCAATGCAGACACCGGGGCACACTCCACGCTCGTAGCGGCTATTTGTAAGGCAGTAGTAGGTGTATCGGTCAGGCATAACCTTCCTTGCCGCCCATTGCCGATGCAAGGCCCTGCCGCAGTGAGCACAGAATACCTTTCCAATGAACATGTTTGGCGTAAAATGCTTTTTCCGTACCGCTTTTGCTTCCTTGCCTGCCTCAGCCCGGATACGCTGCACTTCCGCAAACATCTCTCTGCTGATCAACGCTTCATGAGTATCTCGCACGGTGATATGATGCTCCGCCGATGCAGGCCGCTGCTTATGATCGACTGTCTGACTCTTGCCCTGCACAAGGTCGCCCATATATACCTCTGAACTGAGTATTTTCAGAACAGTTCGGCTCTGCCAGTATTGTCCTCCCATCTGTGCGTCATTGGTGAGAATTCCTTTCTGCCGCCGTTCATGGCTGGGTGTCAAAATGCCCTGCGTATTTAGCCGACGGACAATTTCATTAATCGGCACTCGCTCCATCACCCAAGTAAAGATTTGCCGTACTACAGGTGCGGTTTCTGGATCAACAATCAGGTGATGGCAATCTTGCGGATCTTTCAGATAACCATAGGGAGGGCGGCTGCCTACAAACTTACCGTCCAGCATGGCCTGATGCTGCTGGGCCCGAATTTTCTTTCCGATGTCCAGTGCGTAGGCTTCATTGATCATGTTTTTCAGGGGAAGCATAATCCCGCCATGGCTCTGGTCCTGATTGGCTGTGTCAAACTGATCGGTGACGGCGACAAAGCGGATATGATGGCTAAAGAAATACTGCTCAATGTAATAGCTGGTGTCGATGAAATTCCTGCCCAGACGGGAAAGGTCTTTCACCATCACACAGTCAAGATTACCAGCTTCAACATCTGCCAGCATCCGCTGGAATTCAGGGCGGTTGAAATTCGTCCCTGTCAGGCCATTATCGATGTAAGTTTGGGTCAGAAGGAATTCCGGCCTGTCCGCGATATAGTCCCGGAGGACAAGCTGCTGGTTGTCAATGGAATTGCCCCTTCCCTGGTTGTCTTCTACAGACAGGCGGATGTAGAACGCTGTGCGCAGCGCATTGGTCATCTTTGCCGTTGCTGTATCAGGCACAGGGATGTTCTTTCTGCTTTTCCTTGCCATATCAGACTGCCCTCCTTTCTGTCAGCTGCGCCGTGATGGCCAACGCCTTTTCATATTCATCGTCATAGTTGAAGGTGATTTCAATTTGGCTTTTTCCAACGATACGAATACTGCGGATCAGCTGAACGACGGCTTTTCGGTCAAGGTCCTGCATCCCTTCAAACTGCCGGAATTGGTTGATCCAGCGGCTGCGCTCACTGCGATTCTCTTTAACTGCCGTGATCTTTTCTTGCCAGCCGGTTATGGCCGCCTGCAGCGCATCATATTCATCAGAGTACTGCTTTTTCAGCCCCAGATACTCTTCCTTTGTAAGGCAGCCATTGATCAGGTTTTCATACAACCTGCCCTTATAGGAAGCAATCCGCGTCAGCTGCGCTTCACAGTTAGTGATTTGTGCGCTGTACTCTTGTATCAGTTCGCGATTTAGGAGTTCCTGGCTGATGGTGGACAGCAGGCTATCCAGAGAAATCACATTTTCAATGTGTGCTTTCAGGCTCTCTGTCACACAGCCGATCAGATCATTCTCCTTCATCATGTTCGGTGCCGTGCACCCATGCTTCTTTCCCGTAGGGCAAAAGTAATATACATATTCGGTGTCTTTGTATTTCCTGACTTTCCTTGTCATTCGGCCACCGCAGCAGCCGCAGATCAGGACGCCGGAAAAGATAAAGACGGAATCTCTGCTGGGCGGCGTGCGGGTGTCAATTTCACGTATGCGCTGCACCAGTTCGTAATCCTGATGGCTGATGATCGCCTCGTGCGCATTTTCAACCCGCGCCCATTCCGATGCAGGCTTCATCTCTATCGCCTTCAGCTTGAAGTGCGCCGTCGATTGTTTGCCCTGCACCAGTGTTCCTGTATAGGTCTCATCCTGCAGGATGCGGATGACAGTCGTCGCAGACCATTTGCAGTCCACGTGGTCGCTGTACCCACCGGTGGCGTAAGGTGTGCCGTTATTGCGCCGATATGCCAACGGGGAAAGGATTCCTTCCTGATTCAGCTTTTCTGCGATATTCTGCGCACTGAACCCATCCAGCCGTCTGCGGAATATCTCACGAACTACACCCGCAGCATAGGGATCGATGATCAGCTTTTTATGCTGTTCACCGCTTTTGATGTACCCATAAACGCTGAACGGCCCGACAAAATCGCCATTGCGTCGTTTTGCGTCCAAGGCACTTCTGGTTTTGATGGAAATATCACGAGCATACGCCTCATTCATGATATTTTTCACTGAGACAGCCAGATCGTCCGCTCCTTCATTCGCGGTATCAACATTGTCGTTGATCGCGATGAAGCGTACCCCATATGCTGGGAATACCCGGCGCATATACCGCCCGGTTTCGATATACTCGCGGCCCAACCGGGACAAGTCCTTCACAATCACGCAGTTGGCTTCGCCCCGCTTGATCATGTCCATCATTTCCTGAAAGGCTGGACGGTCAAACAGCACACCGCTGTAGCCATCATCCACCTTTTCGGCGACAGCCTCGATTTCCGGATGCTTTGCGATGAAGTCATCTATCATCCGGCGCTGGTTGCCCACGCTGTCACTTTCCACTGTCCGGTCGTCTGTATAAGACAGCCGGATGTACTTGATCGCTCTGTACAGTTCCATGCTCGCTTCTCCTTTCGCCA